GACTGCCTGATCGCCGCCGGCTACGGCCGCACGCCGGCCCAGATCGGCCGCTACACGTGGCGCCAGCTGCAACTGTTTTACGCGGCGCGCCAGGCCGCCATCCGCCAGGAACGGCGCGCCAGGCTGACTGACAACAACGCCGCCTTCGCCGGCGGCAAGGCGGCGCGGGACTTGGCCCAGGCGCTCGGAGACTGACGTGGCAGACCGTAACCTCGAACTCGCGCTGCGCATCCGCGCCGACATGGCGGATGCGGCCAAGCAGGTGCAGCAGGTCGACGCCGCCATCGACAAGCTGGGCGCGACCGGTCGCGACACTGCGCAGGATCTGAACGCCACCGCCGGCGCGGCGGACAACGCGGCCAGCAGCCTCAACAAGGAAGCCGGCGCCGCCACTGCCGCAGCCGCCGCGCACGGCAAGCTGGCGCCGGCCGTGGCCGGCGGTGCCAACGCGATGCGTCGCGCCGGTCTGACGGCCGGCCAGTATCAGCAGGCCCTGCGCCAGCTGCCGCTGCAGGTGACGGACATCGTGACCGGCCTGGCGTCCGGGCAGCCGGTGTTCATGGTGGCAATCCAGCAGGGCGGGCAGCTGCGCGATTCCTTCGGCGGCTTCGGCGGGGCGCTGCGCGCGCTCGGCGGCCTCATCTCGCCGACGGTGCTGGCCGTCACGGCTGGCGCCGGCGCCTTCGCGCTGATCGGCAAGGCGCTGTTCGACGGCTACCAGGAAATGCAGCGCTACGAGCAGGCGCTGATCAGCACCGGCAACACCGTGGGCTTGACCGCCGGGCAACTGTCCGACCTGGCCGACCGCGTCGGCGAGGCCAGCAATGCCTACGGCGACGCCGAGACCGCCGCCGCGGCACTGGCGGCCAGCGGCAAGATCACCGGCGCGGCGCTGGAAGACGCCACCCGCGCCGCGGTGGCCCTGGCCAAGCTGACCGGCGACAGCATCGAGGACACCACCAGCAAGATCATCAAGCTGGCGACCGCGCCGACCAAGGTGATGGAGGAGCTGAACAGCCAGTACCACTTCCTGACGATCTCCATCTATGACCAGGTGACGGCGCTGGAAAAGCAGGGCCGCACGCAGGAGGCCGCGCAGGTGGCCATCGAAGCGTTCGCCAACGTGCACGAGCAACGCGTGAAGGAAGCGGAAGAACGCGCCGGCTCGCTCGAAAAGGCCTGGCGCGCGGTGCGCAACTCGATCGCGTCCGCGTGGGATGGCCTCAAGGAAGTCGGTAAGGACAACACGCAGGCTGATCTGCGCGCCGCCCAGGCACGGCTGGATTTCCTGCAGGCCAGTCGCGCCAACTTCCCCGGCGACGCTCAGCAGCGCATCGACGCCGCCCAGGCCGAGGTGGACAGCCTCAAGGCACAGCTGCTGGTGCAGCAGCAAAGCGCCCGCCTGCAGGCGGATTCGCAGGCCAAGACCGATGCCGCCATCGCCCAGCGCAAGGCGCAGGAAAAGGCCGAGCAGGAGTGGGAACGGCTGCGCCTGGCGAACCTGGACCGGCAGCAGAAGCTGGAACAGGAAATCGCCGACATCCGCAAAACCGGCCTCGCCGCCGGCAAGAGCGCGGCCGACATCGAGGCGCAGATTGCCGCCGCCCGTGCCCGCGCGGCGCCGGCCGTGGCAAAACCCGCGCGCGGCAGCACTGCCAAGACCGCCGCGCAGCAGGCGGAGGACGCCGCCCAGCGCGAGCTGGCCAACCTGGAAAAGCAGGTGGCCCTGCTGGGCGCGGTCGAGGACGGCCAGAAGCGCGCGAGCGAGGAAGCCCGCGTCCGCTATGAGATCGAAAACGGCGGCCTGGCGGCGGCCAGCGCCGCCACCCAGCAGCAGCTGATCGACCAGGCCAAGGTGCTGGACGCCAAGCGCGCCGACCAACAGGCCGAGCAGGATCGCAAGCGCGCCGCCGAGGAAACGGAAAAGGCCTACGACAGCCTGCGCAATGCGCTGCGCACCCCGGCCGAAGTCGCCATCGATGCCGCGAAGGATCGCATCGAGGCCCTGAATGCCGCGCTGAAAGCCGGCATCGTGGCGGCCGGCGACTACGACGCGCAGGTCGGCAGGATCGTGTCCGGTGCGTTCGCGCCGGCACCGTCATTCGCGGGCCTGGCGCCGGAGATCGGCGGTATCGACAGCGAGCAGTTCCGGCTTGACCAGGCGGCCGAGCAGCTCGACACGTGGTATCAGGATCAGCTGAGCCGGCTGGATGCATTTCGCGCCGCGCGCGCGGATTTGTCCGCGCAGTGGGATGCCCAGGAGCAGGCAATCCAGGCCGAGCACGCGGCCAAGCTCGCCGAGCTCGGAGACGCCCAGAACCAGCTCACCCTGACCCGCGGCGAGGAGGCCTTCGGCGCCATGGCCGACATGGCCCGCCGCGCCGCCGGCGAGCAGAGCACCGCCTACCGGGCGCTGTTTGCGATCAGCAAGGGTTTTGCGGTGGCAAATGCCACACTTTCGCTGGGCGACGCGCTGTCCAAGGCCATGGCAAAGGGCTTCCCCTGGTCCATCGCCGAGACGACAGCGGTCATCGCGCAATTCGCCAATATCACCTCCATCATCAGCTCGGCCGTGCTCGGCTACGCGGGGGGCGGGCAGATCCGCGGCCCCGGCACGCGCACCAGCGACAGCGTGCCGATCTGGGCATCGGACCGCGAATACATGGTGCGCGCGGCCAGCGCCACGCAGCCGGGCGCGCTGAGCTTCCTGGACGACTTCAACCGGCGCGGCATGGCCGCCGTGGCGGACTGGCGCGGCTTTGCCGATGGCGGCCTGATCACCGCGGCCGAGCCGCGCATGGCGCTGTCCGATGGCCCGCCGGTGCAGTCCATCAACAAGAACAACATGCGCGTCTATGTGGTGCAGAACGAGGACCAGCTCGCCCAGCGCCTGGCGCAGCACCCGGCGCTGGAAAAGGCCATCGTGGTCACCGCCGGCCAGAACGGCTCGGCCATCCAGGCGCAGTGGTGAGCCGTGGGTAGCTTTACCGCCGTCGGGGCGCGCGTGTGGCCGGTGTCGCCGGACTGGTCCAACGGCGTGCAGGAGACGCTGGCCTGGCTGACCGACGTGCTGCAGGCCAACGCCAGCGGCAACACCCAGCACCGCGGCCTGCGCATTGCGCCGCGCCGCCGGCTGGCCTTCGAGCTGCTGGCCGGCGGCCAGGAGCGGCGCACGGCCGACATGCTGCTGGCGGGCTACGGCGGCGCCTGGCTGCTGCCCATCTGGCCGGACGGCCAGCGCCTGGTCGGCACGCTGGCGTCCGGCATCGACATCGTGCCGTGCGCGACGGCGGGGTTCGATTTCGTGGCCGGCGGGCAGGCGCTGATCGTCGATGCCGTCAACGCCTGGGAGGTCGTGCAGATCGACAGCATCGCGGCCGGCTATCTGGCGCTCACGGATCCGACGCTGACCGCGCACGGCCCCATCGCGCGGCTGTATCCGCTGCGCCGCGCCCGGGTGCAGGACGGCGCCGAGGAACGGCTGCGCTCGGATGACGTCGGCCGGCGCAGCATCACGTTTGACCTGATCGAGCCGTGCGACTGGCCGGAGCTGGCCAGCCCGACGCTGTATCTGGGCCATCCGGTGATGGACATGCCGCCGGAGGAAAGCGACGACCCGACCGCCAGCACGTCGCGGCTGATTGAGCTGGTGGATTACGACGCCGCGCTGCCGTTGGCGCACGACCTGGCCGGCCGCGGCCTGCGCACGCAGCGCATGGCGTACAAGCTGTTCGGCCGCGCGGAACACACCTGGCTGCGCTCGCTGCTGTACACGCTGCACGGTCGGCGGGTGCCGATCTGGATCCCGAGCTACGCGGCGGACCTGCTGCCGGCGGCCACCCGTTGCCGGCGGCAGCACGAGTCTGAGCAGTCGAGTGGGCGGNCGTATACGCTGTTCGGTAAAGAACTCAGCCGAACCGCAAAGACGTGCGCATCGAGCTGCTTGACGGCACGGTGTATTACCGGCGCATCAACAATGCCGTGGAGGCCGGCGCCACCGAAACACTGACCCTGAGTGCCTCGCTATCCGGCAGTGCCATCGCGGCGGGTGCCATCCGCCGTATATCGTTCATGGCGCTCTCCACGCTGGCCAGTGACGAGGTGGAAATCGACCACGTTACCGACCAGGACGGCGTGGCGACCGTGACGCTGGGCTGGCAGGCGGTGGTGCCGGATGTTTGAGACCTTCGAGCTATCCCGCTTTCTGGGCCGCCCGGTGCGGCTTTTCGTGTTCCAGCGGCAAAGCGTGCTGTGGCGGTTCTGCAATGCCGACCGCAATCTGGTCATCGGCGGCAATACGTATCTGGCGGCGCCGATCGATCGCGGCGAGATAAAACAGACCGCCGAGCGGGCCAAAGACAAGCTCACCATCAAGCTGGCCTATCTGCGCGATCCGGCCGCACCGGAATTCCCGGCCACGCAGGTGCTGGGCGACAACTGGCACCCGTATATCCCGAGCGATCCGATTGCCGTCACGTGCCTGGCCACGCATTACGGCGACAACGATCCGCCGGCTGTCGAATGGTCCGGCATCGTCACGCAGCCGAGTTTCACCGACGTCGAGCTAACGCTGACCTGCGAGGAAGGCCCGGCCATTGCCAAGGCCCGCAATCAGGGTCCGAAGTGGCAGCGCGCCTGCTGGAAAACGGTGTATTCCACCGGCCTGCGCGGCTGCAATCTGGCGCTCGATGCGTTCGATGTGTCCGCCACGCTGTCGGCCGTGTCCGGGCTGGTGGTGACCGCCGCCGCCTTTGCCAGCGCGCCGCTGGCGCTGGATGGTGGCTGGATTGAGTGGACGCGTCTGGATGGCCTGGTGGAGCGCCGCTCGATCATGGCCCAAAGCGGCGGCAATCTCACGCTGCTCTACGGCGCGGCCGACTTGGCGCCGGGCCTCGCCGTCATTGCCCGGCCCGGCTGCCAGCAGACCTGGGCCGCCTGCGAGGCGCGCGGCAACACCATCCATTACGGCGGGGCGATCTACAAGCCGCGCAAGGATCCATCGGAGACACCGATGTCATGGAAATGATGCGCAGGCTCTGGTACGTGTGGTCGTGGCGCCTGCGCTACTGGTGGCTGGACACCGGCGCCGGCAAGCAGGCGCGGATCATCGTCTGGTGCCTGGCCACGCTGGGCACGGTGCTGCACCTGGTGCGGCTGGTGGTGGTCGGCATCCTGCATCCGATGCCGCCGGACCAGCCGGCGAAAGCGGCGTACTGGTGGGTCGCGGCGCTGGTGCTGGGCATTGTGATGGCGGCGGTGGCGCTTTTTTTGCGGCCCAAGATCGAGGCGCCCAAGCCGATGCAGACCACGGCGCCGAACACCGAAGACGGCCTCGCCGTGCGGGACGTATTCGGCACCGTGTGGATCGACGATCAATTCGTGCTGGCCTGGAAGGGCATGGGCACGCAGAAGATCAAGAAGAAGGGCGGCAAGAAGTGATCATCACCACGCGCCACCTGCTCAGCATTCCAGGGTTCTCCACCCGGCCGGGATTCTGCCGCGGCAAATCGCGGGACTGGTTCCGGGCGCACGGATTGGATTGGAGTGACTTTGTGCGCAACGGCATTGCCGCGGAGGTAATGGAGGCCACCGGCGACGGCCTGGCGCTGGCCCTGGTGCGCTGGGCGCGCGAGTGCGCGGCAAAGGAGGCGGCCGATGGGCGGCAGCAGTAAAAAGCAGACCGTCGGCTACTGGTACAAGCTGCTGTACCACGCCGGCCTGTGCAAGGGGCCGATCGACGCGTTCCTGGAGTTTCGCGGCGGCGATCGGACGGCCTGGCAGGGCAATCTGACCGCCAGCGGCACCATCAACATCAATAAGCCCAAGCTGTGGGGCGGCACCGAGGAACAGGGCGGCATCGTCAGCGACGTGGACGTGATGTTCGGCGAGGCCACGCAGGCGCCCAACGCCTACCTGCTGGCCAACCTCGGCCCGCAGGTGCCCGCCTGGCGCGGCCTGGCCACGCTGGTGTTCAAGGGCGGCAAGTACGGCGCCATGAACCCCTACCCGCAGAAGGCCAGCTACAAGATTCGCAAGATCAAGCAGGGCTGGGACGGGGCCTGTTGGTATCCGGAAAAGGCGGAAATTCCCCTCGCAGGCGCAATAACCGAGGAGGTGATCTACCCCGAGTTGGCCCTCGATGCAACGATCTACATAGGCCCGCTGACGACGCCTGGCGCCTACTTCGAGATCGGCGGGGG